GCAGCTAGTGATACTTATACAAACATTATCCCAATTCCGGGTGAGGGCATTCGTGTCTTTAACGGTATTTATGGGTATATGGATGCGATTGCTTCTGGTTATATTTTTTATGGCTAAGAAAAAAGGTCCTGTTTTAGCTGTTGGACGAGGCGAAAAGTTACCCGTATCGCAAGGTGCGGGGCTTACTGCTAAAGGCCGTGCTAAGTACAACGCTGCTACAGGCTCTAATCTAAAGGCTCCAGCACCAAACCCTAAGACTAAAGCAGATGCAGGACGCCGTAAATCGTTTTGTGCTCGTATGTCAGGTATGCCGGGTCCAATGAAAGACGAGAAGGGTCGCCCAACTCGTAAGGCAGCTAGTTTGAAAAGATGGAATTGCTCATGAAAGACCCATTTGCACATTTAGACGAAGCAATCAAGCATATTATTGATGGTGCTTCGGTAATTACAGTATTAGGAACTCTAGTGAACATCCTACCTTCCGTAGCAGCTATCTTTACTATAGTATGGACAGCAATCCGTATCTATGAGACTAAGACCGTTCAGGGTTGGTTTAAAGGTAATGAGGAATAATATGAAACATGACGATTTAATTGAAGATAAGAAACTTATCAAAAAAGCATTTGGTATGCACGATAAACAAGAGCATCCAGGTAAAAAAACTAACCTATCCAAACTTAATAAAGGTGGAATGACTATGAAAAAGATGTGCAGCGGTGGTAAAGCCAAGCGTTACGACGAAGGTGGCGAAATCGAATTTGAAACTAAAGTAGGCCCAAATAAGAATATCACTGATGATGTTCGTGAGCGTGCTATGAAAGCAATCGCTGAAGGTGGTCAAAAAGATATGCCAAAACCTAAAGCGAGAATGAAGCCAAAAGCTAAATCTAATGCTATGACTGACTCTATGTCTCGTATGAACCCAATGGGTGATACATACGCTAAAGGCGGCGTAACCCGTGCTGATGGTTGTGCAACTAAAGGTCACACTAAAGGCACAATGATTAAAATGAAATCTGGCGGGAAGTGCTAAGTCATGAGACCAAGCCGTGGTATGGGCGACATAATGCCTTCTAAGATGGGTAAAGGGGTTAAAAAAGCCCGCCGTGATGACACGGACTTTACTCAATACGCTGAAGGCGGTAAGGTTGGACTATATGCAAATATTAACGCTAAGAAAAAACGCATAGCTGCGGGTTCTGGTGAGAAGATGCGTAAGGCTGGAGCTAAAGGCGCCCCTAGTAAAATGGACTTTCTTAACTCTGCTAAAACGGCAAAAAAGAAGTGAACTGGGCAATATTTTTACATTTGATAAAAGGCGTTAGTCTTGGGTTTGAAATAGTAGAAGAAGGTGACGAAAGTTTTTTTATCGTTGACCTATTGATTGTACGAATTGGAATAGCGTGGGAGCCTAATGGCTAATACATCAGGATTAAGTCAGTTTAACCTAGACCTCAACGAATTAGTCGAAGAGGCGTATGAGCGTTGCGGAAAAGAGCTGCGTTCTGGTTATGACTTGCGCACAGCCCGTAGAAGCCTCAACCTGCTTTGTATTGAGTGGGCTAACCGAGGTATTAACCTATGGACTGTAGAGCAGGGCCAGCTTGTAATGAATACAGGTCAGGCTATCTACCCCCTTCCCGTGGACACTATTGACCTACTGGATACTGTTGTACGTACAAATAACGGTCAAGGCAACAACCAGATCGACATCAATATCACACGCATTTCAGAGTCAACCTACATCACTATTCCTAATAAGAATGCCAATGGTCGCCCTATTCAGGTTTATGTAAACCGTCAAACAGGTAATGTGGCTAAGATTGCCTCAGCTGTTTTAGATGGTGCTATTAGCTCTACAGACACTACTATTACATTGGTTAACGCGTCTGGCCTGCCTACACAGGGCTTTATTAATATTGACAATGAGACTATTGGTTATCAGAACATTGTTGGTAATCAGATTCTGAACGCTTGGCGTGGTCAAAACGGCACAACTGCCGCTAGCCATATAACAGCCTCCGAGGTATTTACAAACAACTTACCTTGCATTAACGTCTGGCCTACCCCTAATTCTCCTGGCGACCAATATACATTCGTGTATTACCGTCTCCGTCGTATGCAAGATGCTGGTACAGGCACAAGTATTGAAGACATCCCATTCCGTCTAGTAACCGCTATGGTGGCTGGATTAGCTTATAATCTAAGCGTTAAATTACCTGATGTAGATCCTAATCGTGTAATGATGTTGAAGTCAGAATACGAGCAGCAATGGCAGTTAGCCGCTGATGAGGATAGAGAGAAAGCTGCTATTAGATTTGTACCTAGAGTATTGTTTTATTAAGGTAAATCATGCCTAGTAAATACGCTTCAGGTAAATATGCGATTGCCGAGTGCGACAGATGTGCGCAACGGTATCTGCTTAAGGAATTAAAGAAAGAGGTCATTAAGACCAAGTTGTACCAGATTAAAGTTTGCCCGTCTTGTTGGGATCCAGATCAGCCTCAGTTGTCTCTTGGCTTGTATCCAGTAAACGACCCCCAAGCAGTACGGGAACCAAGACCTGATGTAAGTTACTACCAGTCTGGTAACAACGGGTTGAAGACTAATGTAAATGGTGGCACCACACAAGCAGGATTTGGTGAACCAGAGATGGGTAGTAGGGTGTTTCAATGGGGATGGAATCCTGTTGGTGGAGGTTCAAATTGGCCTCAAACCCCAAACGATTTAGTTTCCGGAGTAGTATTAGGTACAGTAACAGTAACAACAAGCTAAGGAGCTTATATGTCATTCAAACAAGGTGCCAACGGCATTGAGAAAAAAGGTAAAACTGAGGGTAAAAACCTTGGTAATTCAGGCCCAACTGCTAAAGTTGAGAACGGTCCAATCAAGAAAACTGTTGGTAAAACAAACGCTAACATGAAATCTATGGGTCGTGGTCTTGCTAAATTAGCAGCTCAAAGAGGACGTTAATCATGGCTGTTGAGAAAAAAGTTAAACCAACTGCGGCTACCAAGTATCCATTAGGTAATGCCAAAGAAAACAAAGATGCCAGTGCCTATGTTAAAAACGGTACAGGTGTAGCTGCTATGAACGCTGCAGTAACTAAGCCGGGTAATAAGCTAGACACATCTAATATTTCTGTTGGTGGTGTTAGCAAAGGCAATTACGCTAAAGAGAACCCATACGGTGTTGGCGTAATGCGTGGCTACGGTGCTGCTACTAAAGGTCGTAAGATCAGTGGAAAAATGGGCTAAGGCTAAGCAATGAATTACACTCAGTTATCACAAACAATTCAAGATTATGCGGAGACCGATGAGCAGTTATTCGTCGATAACATCCCTAATTTTGTTCAGTTTGCGGAAGAGCGTATTTACAATGCCGTCCAGATCCCAGCAATTCGTAAAAACCAGATTGGTAATTTTACGGCTGGCGACCACTACTTGGCTTTACCTGATGATTATTTGGCTTCTTTCTCCTTAGCGGTCATTGATGCAGACGGTAACTACGAGTACTTACTAGATAAAGACGTTAACTTTATTCGTCAATCTTACCCAACTGCCAACGACCAAGGCGTCCCAAGATACTATGCGCAATTTAAGCCATATACATATTTGATTGGACCTACGCCAGACGATAGTTATCAAGTAGAATTACACTATTACTACTATCCAGAGTCTATTGTTACGGCTGGTACTTCATGGTTGGGTGATAATTTTGAAACTGCTTTGGTTTATGGAGCCTTACGAGAGGCGGTAATCTTCCAAAAAGGTGAACAGGATATGGTTGCTTATTACGAGCAGAAATATCAAGAATCTTTAGCGTTGTTGAAAGATTTGGGCGATGGTAAAGATAGACGTAGTGCTTATCGTGATGGACAATTAAGGATGCCGATACCCGGCCCTGTTAGATAATTTTTAGGAGTTAAAAATGGCAATTACCCAAGGAATGGCAACATCGTTTAAGGTTCAAATCTTAAATGGCTTGCAAAACTTTTCTTCAAATACTTTTAAGATTGCTTTGTATACAAGCTCAGCAACTTTAGGTGAATCTACAACTGCTTATTCAGCAACCAATGAGTGCCCTTCAACCGGTAACTACACGGCTGGTGGTAATACTTTGACAGTTAACGTAACACCAACCTCATCTGGTAACGTAGCTTATGTATCGTTTGCTAATACTACTTGGGCAAATGCAACTATCACTGCTAACGGCGCTTTGATTTATAACAACACTTACGGCAATGCTGCTGTTGCTGTTTTAGCGTTTGGTGGTGATAAGACATCTACTAACGGTGACTTTACTATTAACTTCCCAACTGCAGACGCAAGCAGCGCAATTATTCGTTTGACCGCTTCGTAATAGGAGAGCCATATGGCTTTGGTTCTGCAAGATAGAGTACGGGAATTAAGTACTAGCACAGGTACAACTACGTTCACCCTAAGTGGGGCGTATGTGGAGTACCGCACGTTTGCTTCGTGCGTTCCTAACGGTTCGATTGTTTACTACTGTATCAACAACACTGCTCCTGGTTTAACTGAGTGGGAAGTTGGTTACGGTACTTATTCGTCTAATACATTAACCCGTACGACTGTATATTCTTCTACCAATTCCAATACGCTAGTAAACTTTAGCGCTGGTGATAAAGAGGTATTTATTACTCAACCGGCTGAGCAAGCGGTATACCAAGATCCAGATGGAATTACAACATTCCCAGAAAACTATATTTCTGTGGTCGGTGCTAATGCTACTGCCCCTGCTTTTGCTACAACCTTATCTAGCTTTGTCTCTAATGTAGATAGTTTTTCTCAGTTAGTAGCGCAAAACCAAAGCGCTGATGCTAATGCGTCTTCTGACGTCGTTGCCTACAATAACTTAGGTGATGGTGCGTCTTACTTTGTAGACATGGGTATTAATAGCTCAACCTACAATTCTGGTGACTACCCAATCTTCCCAGAAAACTCTGCATACCTATTTAGTGGTGGTTTAGTTTCTGGTACTGGCGCAGCTGGTGAAACTTCTGATTTATACCTTGGTACAAGTACAGCCAATAGCAACGTAGTTGTCTTTGGTGGCAGCGTTAACTCTGGTGCTGAGATTGCAACTTTTGTAGCTTCTACCAAAAACGTTAACTTTGCAAATAATATCAGCGCTACAAGTAACGTATCTGCAAACAACGTTAACATAACCAACTTTGCCTACGCTGGTGGCAACCTTTCTAACGCTGCTAATAGCACAGTTTTGGTAACTCAGGCATATGTAGACGGTGCAGTATCTACAGGGTTTGTTGTTCATACTCCAGTTAAAGCTGTAGCTAATACATATACTGGTTCTGGCGCTACCTATAACAACGGCGCTGGTACTATTACTAACAATACTAATGCCGCATTTGGTGTTATAGATGGCGTAACAATTAACGTAGGGGATCGTGTTTTATTCCGTGCCCTTACAAACGCTTATGAAAATGGTATCTACACCCTTACTGATGCTGGTAGTGTGTCTACTCCTTGGGTAGTTACTAGAGCAACAGACTTTGATACTGTTGGTCCTGGCGAGATTGCAAACAACGCGTATGTTTTTGTAACTAACGGAACTACATATAAAGGCTTTTCTTATGTTCTGTCTCAGTTAACATCACCTATTGTTCTTGGTACTACAGCACTACCATTTGTAGAATTTGCTTCTGCTTTGGTATATACAGGTACAGACCCAATTAACGTAGCTGGTCAGACTATTGCGCTAACAGGAATTGTTCCTGTAGCTAATGGCGGTACAAACCTAGCGTCTTATACTGCGGGTGATTTACTCTACGCAAACGCTTCTACTCTAACTACTCTTGGTGTTGGTTCTCAATACAACGTCCTAACTGTTTCTGGCGCAGGTGTTCCTTCTTGGGGTTCCGTAAACCTATCTAATTCAAACGCTATTACAGGTTCTTTAGGTGCAACTAACGGTGGTACAGGTCAGACTACTTACACGCTTGGTGACATTATTTACTCTAGCGCTGCTAATACATTAAGCAAGTTAGCTGGTCAAACAACGACTACTAAGAAGTACCTTCAGCAACAAGGTGATGGCGTTAACTCCGCTGCCCCTAGCTGGCAACAAATTGCAGCTGCTGATATTTCTGGTTTAGCTCCATCTGCTACAACGGATACTACAAATGCCGATAACATCACTTCTGGTACTCTTCCTACTGGGCGTATTACTGGGTCTTATACTGGCCTTACTGGTACTGGAAACCTTACAGTCGGGACTTGGTCTGCAAACGTTATCGGTGCTACGTACGGTGGTACTGGCGTGGGCGGCTCGCTTACTGGTATTCCTTACGCAAACGGTTCATCGGCTTATACAGGGGCAACAGGAGCACAAGTAGTATCCCTAATTGGGACTAACGCTGTAGCTAATGCTACTTATGCGGTTACTGCTGGTACAGCTACTAACTTAGGTTCTGGTACTGCTGGAGCTGTTCCTTACCAATCTGGTTCGGGTGCTACTACATTTGTATCCATTGGTGGTTCTGGCACAATCCTGACTTCTGATGGCACTGCTCCTGTTTGGACTTCACCAAGCTCTATTACTGCTAACGTTGCTACCTATGTAGCTACAACTGACGACACCACAACTGCAACTGCTGTATATCCAGTTTGGGTAAGTGCTTCTTCTGGTAACAATGCAGTTAAGGTATCTAGCACTAAGATCACATTTACACCTTCTACAGGTACATTACAGACTACATTGTTTAGTGGTTCTGGAGCTAACTTAACAGCCCTAAATGGCTCTAACGTATCTTCTGGTACTGTTGGTATTAGTTATGGTGGTACAGGTCAAACTACTGCAAATGCAGCTTTTAATGCTTTGGCTCCTAGCCAGACTGGTAACTCAGGTAAGTTCTTAACTACTGATGGGGCTAACTCCTCTTGGGGTACAGTAAGTGTTTCTGCTGCTGGCTCTAGCACACAGATTCAATATAACAACGGTGGGGCTTTTGCCGCTTCTGCCAACCTGACATTTGACTCTACAACAGACCAATTTACTGCACCAAACGTAGTAGCAAGTAATGGTTTAGTGGTTAACAATATGACGGTGGGTTCTAGCTTCTCAGTTCCTTCTGGATATTCAGCCAGCTCTGTAGGGCCTATTACGGTTGGTTCGGGAGCTGTAATCACCCTCCCTGCTGGGAGTCGTTGGGTAGTTTTATAACATGTTTGCGGGATTTCCCTACGCAGGGGCGCCCTTCGCTGGTACAGGTACATCGTCTGTTAGTGTAGTTGTAGACCTTACCGGCGTAAGCGCAGTTTGTAGGACAGGCACCGTAGTTGTAACAGGTACAGCTAATTTTGTACCTACAGGGGTTTATACAGTTGGTCGGGTTGGTACTGTTGCAGCTCAGGCTAATGCAAATGTGTTTGTTACTGGGGTTGCCTCAGTTGGTAGGATTGGTAATGTAAGTATTGCTGCTAAGTCTGTAGTAACGCTTACTGGAGTTAGTTCTGCGGTTGTTTTAGGGGACTATGAGGTAAACGGCGGTACTTATGTTGATGTTACTGGGGTTTACTCGGTAGCTAGGTTAGGCAATACAACTGAGACCGGCTCTACTATAATTGACGTAACTGGAGTAAGCTCAGTAGCTGCTTTGGGTAACGTAGATGTAAATGGTGGCACCTATATAGATGCTACAGGGGTATACGCAGTAGGTAGGGTAGGAACGGTAAGTGCTCAAGCCAGTGCTGTTGTCTACTTAACAGGGGTTAAAACAGTTGTTAGACTTAACAGGGTAAATGTCTGGGGTGATATTAATACAAATCAAGTGCCAAATTGGGCTAATATTAATACCGCTCAGACACCAAATTGGACAGAAGTATTAGTACCGTCTTAAAGGTAAATTATGACTACATATTCATCATCGCTAAAATTAACGCTCATCGGGAACGGTGAACAGGCGGGTACTTGGGGTACTACGACTAACACCAACCTTGGAACCCTTTTAGAACAGGCTATTACTGGCGTTCGTTCTATCGTTATGACTGATGCGAATTACACCCTAACTAACCTAGACGGCACATCAGACGAAGCACGAAATGCGGTTTTAGTAGTGACCGGAACCAACACAGCAGTACGTCAAGTTATTGCGCCTCTAGTCAATAAGATATATATTGTTGTCAATAATACGACTGGCGGGTTTGGTGTAAGTATTGGCGGTTCTACAGGTTCTGTGGTTACTGTCGGTAATGGAGAGACTACCCAAGTATTCTGTGATGGCACTAACTTTTACACTGCTTTCTCAGGTACTGGAGCTTCTGCTGGCGGTGCGGTTTACCAAAACAAACAAACTATTGGATCTGACTATACGATGAGTACGGGTTATAATGGCGAAAGTGTTGGACCTATTACGGTTCTTGGTGGCGTCACTATTACTATTCCGGTAGACAGCCGCTGGATTATTTTATAAGGATTAAAAATGAGTTCAATTGTTATTGCTGGGGATGTTAGCGGAACCTGTACATTACAGGCTAATGGCGCTGCGGGTACTACCACGCTAACCCTACCAACTACTAGCGGTGTTTTGTATTCCACACCTACTGGCGGTGTTATTGATGCTGCTAATGGGGGTACTGGACTTTCTTCTGTAGGTACTTCGGGTAACGTACTGACGTCTAATGGAACGACTTGGGTTAGCTCTGCACCCGCTGCATTTGATTCCGGTACTATTATGTTATTTGGTCAGACTTCTGCTCCTACAGGTTGGACTAAATTAACCAACCTTGATAACTACGCTTTGCGTGTTGTTAGTGGTACGGCAGGTACAGGTGGTTCTGTTGCATTTACAACAGCTTTTGCAAGCCAGACCCCAGCAGGTTCAATTAATACTTCTGGTTTAAGTGCGGGGGCAACAACACTTTCAACAAGTCAGATCCCAAGTCATAGTCATGGTTTTGGTGCTCAACCTAATGATTACCCTCCAGGAAGAAGCACCATAGGTTCTGTTGGTGGATCACCTGATTGGACTGCAAGCACTTATGGCGAAGGCGGTGGCGGTTCACACAGCCATACCATTTCTGGTTCTGCCTCTTTTACAGGTACAGCAATTAACCTAGCAGTTCAATACGTTGACGTTATCCGTGCGAGCAAAAACTAATGAAAATTGAAGCAAAACCAAATTGCCCTTTAGACAACTTTAACCCATGTCGTCAGCTTGATTGTGCGTGGTTTATGAAAATTGCTGGTAACAATCCTAATACAGGTGAAGCAATAGACGAATGGGGTTGTTCAATGGCTTGGCTGCCAGTCTTAATGATTGAGAATAGCCAGCAACAACGTAGTACTGGAGCTGCAGTTGAGAGCTTCCGTAACGAAATGGTTAAGAATAACGAAGTAGGGCAACGTGTTTTATTGGCTGCTGCAGGGGTTCCCCAACAAGCACAGACTATGATTTTGGAGAATAAATAATGGCATCAACTATCTCAGCAGGAACAACCTCGGGTACAGCGCTTAATATACAAAGCGACACCTCGGGTAACTTAGCATTTAAAACAGGTGCAGCTAACGTTGTAGCCTTAACCATTGACGGCAACCAAAACGTCACTTATGCAAATGCGGTTACATACGGTGGAAACATTCAAGGCGCAGTCATCACTGCTACTACAAACTTTGCTGGTTCTGGTTCTGCTCTAACTACGCTTAACGCATCTAACATCTCAAGCGGTACGTTATCAACATCGGTACTTCCAGCTTCTGGTGTAAACGCTTCTACTATTACTGCAGGTACATTGGGTGTAGCAAACGGTGGTACAGGCTTAACTTCGACCCCCGCAAACGGTGCTCTTGATATTGGTAATGGTACAAACTTCACTCGTACAACTCTAACAGCGGGTTCAGGCATCTCTATTACTAACGGCTCTGGTTCTATCTCTATCGCTGCAACAGGCGGTGGAACAGTTACTTCAGTTGCTACTGGTAACGGATTATCAGGCGGAACAATTACTACTAGCGGAACTTTGGTAGTTGCTTGCCCTACATTTAATACTGTTGGTAGTTATTGTCTTGCGGCAAGATTTAATAATAATTCAAATTCTGTATCGTCAGGCACAAACTATTCCGCTGGTGGCGGCGTGGGAAATATTCAATCTGCCGCTTCTGAATATTTTGGCGACCAATATGGAAATTTTACATCAACTAATAATTTGTCAGGAACATGGAAATGGATGGCTGGCAATACAGGCACAACAAGTTGGTCAATAGGAATGGCTTGTCGAGTATCTTAATAAAGGAAAAATAATGTTTACACTTCAATACGCTAAAGACCCGATTTGGAATAATGCAGAAAGCACTGCAATTATGTTGACTGTTAAATGGGAAGAATTTAACGAAGAAATGCCATTTGGTGCAACTTCTTATGACCCTGAACCTTGGGGTGTTGATTTATTTAATCGTGCCGTTGCTGGTGAATTTGGTGAAGTATCCCCTTTTGTAGAAACTACTATTCCAACTATTGATTTTGAGCCAACACCTACAAATCCATAATGACTACATATTGTCAAGGCAGAATATATCCGGGCTCTGTACCTGAGTTTCGCCATTTACAAAAAGCAGACGGAACAATAGAGATGCAAGTGCGATATATAAATACAATGCAAGGTTATACAGGCAAATGGATGGCGGTACAAATGGAAAAAGAAGTAACAGAAACTAAGGAACAACTATGTCAGTCATAATTAATGGAACAGCTGGGGTAACATTCCCTGACTCCGTACTACAAACTTCTGGTGTGCCAGGTCCTGGTACTTCTGGAAACGTACTTACCTCTACGGGTACTATTTGGGCATCACAAGCGATTAGCACCAAGCCTTTTGTTACGGGCACTGCAATGCTATTTAAGCAAACCGCAGCTCCAACAGGCTGGACAAAGGTAACTACTGACGACAACAAAGCGCTTCGTGTAGTCTCTGGCACTGCGGGTACTGGAGGTTCAGTAGCATTTACTACAGCTTTTGCTTCACAGACTCCAACAATTAGCAATACATTTTCAATCAATACATCAGGGTTAAGTGCTGGTGCCACAACTCTTTCTGAATCACAAATGCCTAGCCATAACCACTTTACTACAATAGGTTCAGGCGGTGCTGGATGTACGCCACCTGGATTAAGGGATGACAGTAGCGGTGGTTCAACCAATAAAACTTCAAGTTCAACAGGCGGTGGAGGCTCACACACTCACTCAATTTCAGGTTCAGCTACATTATCTGGCTCTGCAACTTCTTCTGCTATTAACTTAGCGGTTCAATACGTTGACGTAATTATTGCTACTATCGACTAATTTTTTAAAAGGATTAAAAATGAAACTTACTATTATCCGTGCAGATGGCGCTGTTTATAAAGATGGCGTATCTTATTCTGACTTAGACTTGTCAGCTGTACCGTCTGACGTACATGCACTGCAGTTTAACGATGCTTCTAATGCTGGTTGGATTGAGTTTGTCCAAGACGACTTTGGTGATAAAGCTGCTAACGAGAAGATCACTTCACTTCCAGCATGGGCTACTACAGCTGTAGCTAAATGGGACGAAGCTAAAGCCGCTGAAGAAGCTGCTATTGCCGCCGCTGCGGAAGCCGCCCGAATCGCTGCTGAACAAGCTGCCGCTAACGCAACTGCAACTACTGGCACTCAAACTGCGTAATGGTAGTTCTAATTGCCCCTAAGCATAGTTTTACCTACGATGGTGCGCAGTTAAATGTGTATCACGCAGATAAAGGACAAGGTTTGCCTAGTCACAGCCATTCGTATTCACATGCAACGGTTTGTCACAATGGGTCTTGTTTAGTTAGTTTAGAAGGTCGCAGTTATACTATTGATAAAAACAGTCAGCCGTTAAATCTTCCTGCTGGTGAGTGGCATGAGATTGAAGCACTAGAAGACGACACTGTGTTTGTAAACGTATTTGCAGAAGGTAAATATTAATGATTAAAGAGATCCCAGACCAGATGGTAAATGGCGAGCTTAAGTGCCGTCATACTATTGAGGTGTATTGCCCAGCTTGTGGATACGATGTATCTGAGGTTGAACTAGCTGCTAAAGTATGTAGCGATTGTGGTCATTCACTAGCAGAACCAGAACGTCACGTAGCTATTACAGTTGCTAATCTTTCTTCCGGTGGAGCGACACTCTAATGTTTATTATTACTTGGTTGTTTGATAAGCTCGGCTACATGCCTAAGATTGATATACAAGTTGGTAAAGTAGATTTACAACTAAAAGACGCATGGCCTTTTCCAGCGGAAACTCCAAAAAAGAAACCAGTTGCTAGAAAGCGCACAACTAAAAAACCAGCCGTAGTTGCTAAAACAACCCGTGCAAAAAAGGTGAAATAAAAGTGCGCCATGCAGGACCCATTTGGTTTATCCGAAGGAGTAAAGACTCTTAGCGGAAGCCTAGATGCAAGTCGGGAGGCTAGTAAAGGTCTGTCTAAAAGCATTGAAGGAGTCCAACAAGATGCAACGGATGTAGCCAAACAGAAAGCTCAAGAAAGACGTCGAGCGGCTAGGGAAGCAGAATTAAAGAAAGAACGAGCGTTAATAAAAGCGCTTGACGAATGGAAGCGAAAGAAACAAATCTCCGACGAGGAGGCCAACCTAAAGATTGATTTTGTTAGGAAGTACGGCGCAAAAGAGTGGGATGCAGTATTAAAGATTAAGCTTGATATTGAAAATATGGAACGTAAAGCCAATGAAGCATATCAGCATGATTTAAAAGAAGTAAGGCGGGTGCAATTTTATTGTTTTGCAGTAGCAGCATTAATTGCTTGGTATTTAACTTGGGGTATTAAGGAGTAGATATGTTTGGTATAGACGACATCATCGGCGTAGGAATGAAAATCTTAGACAAGGTTATTCCTGACCCTGCTGCAAAAGCCGAAGCACAAGCCAAGTTGGTAGAGTTACAACAACAAGGTAGGTTAGCAGAACTGCAAGCAGATACGGCAGAAGCACAAGAGCTGACCAAGCGAGCAGAAGCAGATATGGCATCAGATTCATGGCTGTCAAAAAATATTCGTCCAATGACATTGATTGCAATCCTTACGGGTTATTTTACGTTTGCTATGTTATCAGCTTTTAATATAGAAACCAATAAGTCTTATGTAGAATTGCTGGGTCAGTGGGGTATGTTAATTATGTCCTTCTACTTTGGTGGGCGTACCCTTGAGAAAATTATTGATATGAAGTCTAGGAATAAAGATGATAAGTAAAGATACAGTGCCTGGGTTTGTAACCGTATGCGTTACATTGACCCTTTGCGTAGTTGTTTGCGGTATGGTTTGTGGTATGTTAGTTGGTTTGTTTGACACAGATATTAGCAACGACAAGATTTTTGAGGCCATTACTCCAGCCTTCCAGACCATTATTGGTGGGTTCATTGGGTTAATTACAGGTATTAAGATAGGACAAGATTCAAATGACGAATGAGCAATTGGTAGCTTTAGGTATTGACGCTAAGTGGTTAGAGCCTTTGAACGAGGTATTTGCTAAATATGATATTAATACACCACAGCGTCAAGCAGCGTTTATTGGTCAGTGTGCTCATGAATCTGGTAATTTTAAGACTCTTGAAGAAAACCTAAACTACAAGCCAGAAGCTCTAATGCGTGTTTGGCCTAGTCGGTTTCCTGACCTGCCAACTGCTATGAAGTATGCGCATGACCCTATTAAAATAGCCAACAAGGTTTACGCCAACCGTATGGGTAATGGTGCTGAAGAGTCTGGTGAGGGGTCTAAGTACCACGGAAGGGGTTTGATTCAGTTAACCGGCAAGGAAAATTATGAGCGATGTGGAGAAGCAATTGGCGTTGACCTTATTAATCAACCTGGTCTTTTGGCTCAGCCTGATTTGGCTGCTATGTCTGCGGGATGGTTCTGGAACAAAAAAGGATTAAATGCCTTAGCAGATGCTGGGGATATTGATACAATGACTAAACGCATTAATGGCGGTTTAATTGGTATAGAAGACCGAAAAGCTAAAATTGCCAAAGCATTGTCAATACTAGGGTAAACCCACATGCCATTACAAAAGCTACAATTTAGACCCGGTCTTAACCGAGAAGGTACTGACTACGCCAACGAAGGCGGTTGGTATGATGGGGACAAAATTCGCTTTCGTTCTGGCTTCCCAGAAAAGCTTGGCGGCTGGAGCCGTATGTCTAATGACCAGTATGTGGGTATTGCCCGCTCTATGTGGAATTGGATTAACTTAGAAGGTTCTAACTATCTAGGTGTTGGTACTAACGAGAAATACTACATTGAGCTTGGTGGGTTCTTTAATGATGTAACCCCAATTGTTCATACCTCCACTACACTAGGTGCCGCTGCTGGCCCATTTACTGCAACTGCAAACTCTTCTATCATTACTGTAGTCGATGCTGGGTATGCTCCAAACGTAGGTGACTGGGTTACTTTTTCGGGTACTACAAGTCTTGGTGGTAACGTAACTGCTACGGTTCTTGATGCAGAATTTAAAGTTGTTTCTACGGTTAATGCCACAGCTTACACAATCAGCGTTGCTCCTGTAGTTGCTAATAGTTCGGATACTGGGCACGGTGGGGCTACTGTTGAAGCACAATATCAATACCCAATTGGTCTAGACGTTGCCATTGTTGGTACTGGATGGGGTTCAGGTCCTTGGAGCCGTGGTGGTTGGGGTACTGCTTATAGTGGGGGTGTGCAGTATCAACTACGCTTATGGTCTAACGACAACTACGGACAAGACTTACTTATTGCTCCTCGTGGTGGTCCGATTTTCTATTGGGTGGCTGCAGATGGTACTGACGTTAGAGCTAAATACTTATCCGACCTAGCTGACTTCTATTCGTTTGATGGTGATTATGTTCCTACAACTACTTATCAGGTTCTATCTTCGGCTATTCAGCGCTTTGTTATTGCATTAGGCGCTAACTCCTATCTAACTGGTACTCCTAATACCGACTTTGACCCAATGCTTGTACGCTGGTCAGACCAAGAAAACCCATACCAATGGGTACCAGAGGTAACTAATCAGGCTGGTGAGTTCCGCTTATCAAACGGTTCATACATTATGTGTGCCCGTGCTACACGTCAAGAGATTCTAGTTTGGACTGATTCTTGCCTATATTCTATGCAGTACCTAGGGCCTCCTTATGTGTGGGGCTTTAACGTCCTTATGGACAACATCTCGATTATCAGCCCTAATGCTGCTATTACAATTAACAACATAACCTACTGGATGGGCACAGATAAGTTCTACATGTATTCAGGACGTGTTGAAACGTTGCCTTGTAGTTTGTGGCAGTATATATTTAATGACATTAATAAAGACCAAGGGTACCAAGTATTTTGTGGTACTAATGAAGGCTACAGTGAAATCTGGTGGTTCTATTGTTCTGGCGATTCAACAACTGTGGATAAGTATGTCATCTATAACTACCTTGACCGTGTATGGTATTACGGCTCTATGGCTCGGACCGCTTGGCTCGATTCAGGAATTAGACAATACCCAATGGCAGCAAATTACGAGAATCGCATTCTGTACCACGAAAGCGCAGTTGACGACGTGTCTGGCTTAACTCCAGTACCAATTAATGCGTATGTGCAATCCTCAGACTTTGACATTGGTGATGGACACAACTTTGGTTTTGTATGGCGCATCCTGCCTGACATTAACTTTAACGGCTCTAATGTAAACCAGCCTTATGTAACTATGACGGTTAAACCCCGTAGGAACTCAGGTGCTCCTTATGGTGTTGCAGATAACCCACAAGTAACAAGTGCAGATGACTATGGTACTAGAGGCGTTTATAACATCCAAGAATTTAGTGGTCAGGTTTATACACGCTTACGTGGTCGTCAGTTAAGCTTCCGTATTGAGTCAACTAGTTTAGGTGTGTCTTGGCAGTTGGGTACCCCCCGTATAGATATTAGAAATGACGGTCGCAGATAATGGCTGTAAAGAACATACCGCTAAAATCTACAAAATCCCCTAATATTCCTGTTGGGCCTGTAGCTTATGACCAGCGTTATATTGACCAACTAACTAACGCCCTACGCCTATATTTTGCACAGATAGACAACTTTACTCAAGCCGTTGCTATACCTTTATCAGGGGTTACAGCAAACCGACCAATAGAAAACGTACAAGTACCTTTAGCAATAGGGCAGCTTTATTTTGATACCACCTTGGGGTACCCTATTTGGTGGGACGGAGCTGACTGGGTAGATGCTACCGGAACAGTAGTTTAAATGATAAAATCAACACCAAATAACCTTAAGAGGCAAGCATGAGCCTACAACATATAGCCAAACAACTAGAAACTAAAGGTCGGGGAAATGACACCGAACTTATCCACATGTCTAAAAGAGAGATTAGTGGACTGCAAGCTTTAGCTAAGGCGCATGGTGGTAGTTTAACCAAAAACCCAGAAACAGGATTGTATGAGGCAGGGTTCTTAGAGCAGATTCTACCTATTGTGGCTGCTGGTGCGGCTATGTATTTTACTGCTGGTGCGGCTACTCCTTTATTGATGAGTGCTGGTATGGGTGCTACTTCTGCTGGTATCCTAGCTGGTGCTGGTGCTGGTGCCCTTATTGGTGGCGGTAGTGCGGCTATTCAAGGTGGCGATGTAGGTAAAGGCGCTCTTATGGGCGGTGCAACAGGCGCTATTGGTGGTGGTTTAAGCGCTGGTTTAGAAGGTTTAAGTGCAACTCCTACTGGTGTTGAAGGTGCTGGTGCTGGTGCTGGTATAAATGCTGCTCCTGGTGCGGCTGGTCCTGGTATTAGTGCTGGTTCTGCTCCAGTCGACCCTAATCTTGCACTGGGTCAATCTACTCAAGTAGGTACAAAAGCCCTTAGCTTAAATCCGTCTACTGGCGCACCGATTGATCCGTTAGCGGCTCCTCCTGTTCCTTCTGGTGGTTACTCTGGGTTTACTGGTGGACAAGCAACGCCTGGCGTTGGAACACCTACAAGTACTTTAACTCCTACAGCTAACTATGTTAACAGCGCTGCTCCTGGTACTAGCTTAACAACTCCTGGTATTCCAACTAATGGAACTAACGTAACGGCTAATGCCCCAACAGTAAATGGCCCTACAACCCCAATGAATGCTGGGGATAAAATCCTTAAGCAACAAGCAGATGCAGTGGCTGCAGCAAAAGCGGACCCTAACTCTAGCTGGTGGTCTAAACAAACTCCTTTGGAAAAAGCTGGATATACAACGGCTGGTGCAGGTATTTTAGCGGCTATGAACCCCGTTCAAAATGCTACCCCAACTGATGATACTTCAGATGATGGGGCGTATTTACGTCGTATTTCACCTAATTTCCGTGCACAAGAACCAATCCAGCCAGACCCATATTACAGAGCACGATACCCAACCTATGCAGCAGATGGTGGAATTATGCGTTTAGCTAACGGCGGTCCTACTGGACCTGTTGAACGTATGACTCAAAACGCTGAAGGTGGGGCTACTAATATGTTCCCACAAAGCCAACAAGACCGTACTAACTTTGCTACCCCCACACAAATGCCAGCAAGTGCAGAAGTAACTATGAATAACCAATACGCTGGTGTAACAATGGCTGATGGTGGTATTGCTGATTTAGGTGGGTATTCAGATGGTGGTCGTTTACTTAAAGGTCCTGGTGACGGTGTGTCTGATAACATTCCTGCTACTATTGGGGGACGTCAACCAGCACGTCTTGCTGATGGTGAGTTTGTAGTACCTGCCCGTATTGTGTCAGAATTAGGTAACGGTTCTACAGATGCAGGGGCTAAGCGCCTTTATGCAATGATGGATCGGGTACAAGCTAAACGTAAAAAGTCTATGGGTAAAGGCAAGTTTGCAGTTAACTCTAGAGCAGATAAGGACTTACCAGCATGAGCGGTGGATCAGTAGGGGCCGAACCCCAACAACAAAGTTCTATGCCTACTTATGGTGGTGCTCCTTCTCGAACTGAAGGAAATGCAGGGAAATACACTGCTACTTACCAACCACCTACTCCAGGCCAAGCCGTACAAGATATGGGTTTAGAAGCGTTGTATCAAAGCATGGCTAGTCAGTACGCTCCTATTTCGCAGCAGTTTAATTCGATGGATCAGTTTTACCAACAACCAATGCAGCGACAGATGCCTACGTATCAAAGTCAAGCTTTAAACTATAGACCTGATATGACTAATGCCCAGCAAAACTTAAGTCGTGTAACTCCTAGTGTGGCTGAAATGAACAGACGACAAGCTATTGAAGATGCCCGAATTGCAGCGGAAAAAGCAGCATGGGATGCAGCACATCCAGCAGAACCTAACTATGACAATTGGGTTAGTGGCGGTTAAATGAACTTAACTATTAAATCTGTTCCAGTAACTTTTTTCCATCAAACTTGGCCTTTGGTTGAGCATTTTTTAGCAGATGCGTTAAAATGGGGCGAAGATGACTATACAGTAGAACAGGCTAAAGCTTATTTAGCTAGAGGCGATTGGATGCTTTTAGTAGCAGTAGATGAAGAAAATAATATACACGGCGCAACAGCAGTTAGTTTTAACAATATGCCTAACGATAGAGTTGCTTTTGTTGTTGCTATTGGTGGTAAGTTAATTAGTAATAAAGATACATACGAGCAGTTTACTGCTTTACTAAAAGGATATGGCGCTACTAAGATTCAAGGTGCCGCTAGAGAATCTATTGCACGTTTGTGGACTAGATATGGGTTTAAAGAACGCTACAGAATTGTAGAGGCTAAGATATGAGTATTTTAAAAAGCAAACATAGTGGTTGGACACACGAACTAAAACGAACTCCATTTGGTGGTTCTGGTGGTGGTGGGTCTCCTGGCCCAACTAATTCTACTACGTACTCTTCAAACGTTCCTGAATATGCACGTCCTTATGTAGAGAATATGTTGTCTTCTGCACAAACGCAGATCTACAACGACGATATGACTTCTTTCCGTCCATATCAACCATATAGCTCTAACGTAAACGATTATGTAGCTGAGTTTTCTCCACTACAACAACAAGCACAACAGTCCGCTTATAACATGCAAGTACCTGGTCAATTTGGTGCGGCTTCAGGTTTAGCTGGTATGGCGGGTATGGGTTCTATGGGGTTAGCTAGCCAAGCTGCTGGTGCTGGACAACAATATGCACAACAAGCACAAGACCCAATGTCTATGCAAGGCTATATGTCGCCTTATATGCAAAACGTTGTTGACTATCAAAAGTCTCAAGCAGTTCGTGACTATCAAATGGGCGCTCCTAAACTACAAGCAACGGCTGTTGGTCAAGGTGCTTTTGGTGGTAATCGTCTTGCACTACAACAAGCAGAAGCTCAACGTGGTTTAATGTCCCAGTTACAAGGCATTCAAGCTAGCGGTACGCAACAAGCATATAAAGATGCACAGGCACAACAACAGTTTGGTGCTCAATTAGGTTTACAAGGTATGCAAGCTGGTTTGCAAGGTTTGGGTCAAGCTAATCAAGCCGCCTCTACCCTAGGTAATTTAGGCACTGCACAACAAACTGCTCAGCAACAGATTATTGGTACTCAATCACAGATGGGTGCAGCACAGCAACAACAAGAGCAGCAGAAGATTAACCAAGCAATTCAAGATTACGCTACAGCTCAGCAGTACCCAATGATGCAGTTGGGTCAGCTCAATGCAATGTTACGTGGTTTACCGTTACAACAAGCTACTACTCAGCAGTATCAAGCAGCTCCAAATCAACTATCACAGTTGTCAGGTCTTGGTTTAACCGGTGCAGCAATGTACGGTATGGCTAAGAAAAAAGGGGGTCAGATTGAAGAGAAAAAAGGTAGTGGTTTAGCTGCCCTTGAACTAGACAGATTGATGAGTAAAAAATCATGAACTACGATAAAGTTATAGACCAACTAAAAAGCCCTTCTATTAAGCTAGATACACTAGCAAGATACGCACAAGGACAAAACCCAGCGGTGCCTGAATTTTTAGCATTGGCTGAAATTAAACGTCGTCAAAGTTTAGTTGCGCATAGCCCAGCTCCAGCACAAACTACGGTTCAGGAAGATTTAACAAAATCTGCTACCCCACAACCTATGCCTCAACAAATGGCTGGCTTACAAGCTATGCAACGTCCTCAAGGCGTAGCTGCTTTACCTAGTGGTATGAATGAGCAATCTCTTGCAGGTGGAGGCATTGTTGCTTTTGCTGGGGATACTGGCAGTTTAGTAAATGAAGATGAAGAAGGTTTAAGTTCGTTTGAGAAGTTTAAACGCTATTTAAACAACTTAGGTGGCGGTGTAATGCCTCGTGGCGGTGCTCCGGTTAATGCGCTTCCAGGCCAAATACAAGCAGTTCGTAGTGGTAAAGGTTCAGGTATTCCTATGACTTCTGACCAAGTTAAAAACATGCTACCTGCCGATACTATTCAAGGTGACGAATCTAAATTATTCCAAGCCGAAGCCCTTGCTAAACAAATAGCCCCACAGGGTCAAGCTTTACCTACTGTTGGTGAGCGAGGCAGAATGGCACCGACTAAAGAAGAAATTGATGCTTTAAATGCAAGACCTAAAGAAGACATGTACGCTAAGTACGAAGAGATGTTAAAAGGGCAAGCAGCAGATTCTAAAGCAGCACGGGATCAAGATAAGTATATGCGTTTGCTTGAAGCTGGTCTTGGTATTATGGGCGGTACTTCACAACATGCCCTTACTAATATCGGTCAAGGTGCTATGGGTGCGGCTAAAGGATATGCACAAGACAAAGCTGGATATAGAAAAGAAGATCGTGAGAACATTAAAGAACTCATGGGTCTAGGTATGAAACGTGAAGAAGCAGAACGTGAAGCTCAGAAACTGGCTATGACAGAAAAACTGTATGGTGCTCATGGTCGTTATTACGATGCCGCTGCTAAAGCGTCTGGTGTAAGGGCTGCTGGTGCTGGAGCTGCTGGTAGTACTGCTATGGAACGAGCTAAACTTGCTGCAGTAACATCGAGGTATAATGCTTGGGCACGTTTGAATCCAATGGCAACTGCTGAAGAACAACAGGCTAAAATGTCAGAGATAGAACAGCAAGTAGGTATGAGTGGTTCAGGTAGTGCAGCCCCTGTTGTAATGGGGACTTATTCTCTAAAAGGTGGTTACTCACCAGCTGGCTCGTAAAGGGTAGATATGCCATTAGTAAACGTTGAAGGGGTAGGTTTAATTGACTTCCCTGAAGGAATGTCTGGTGAAGATATTGGCAAAGCCATTAAGAATGACATTCTTCCCAAATACCCAAAATTAGCTGCTCAAACTAGCCGTAGTTGGGGTGAAGTAGGTACGGACGTTCTATCTAGTTTAGCTACTGGCGTTGGTGGTCTTGCTCAAGTTCCTGGTCAGCTTACACAATTAGCAGGTTTAACTACAGCCGAAGATGCAGATAAAGGTCTGCAGGGTCTAGGCAAGCAACTAGAGCAGTTTGGTCAAGAATCTAAGTCTACTAGACTTAAAGGCAAAGAAGCCGTACGTTCTGAAAAGATTGCACAAGCTGATGGTATGTTGGCTGAGTTTGGTACTGCCATTAAAGAAACGATTAAAGATCCAGCTTTGTTGACATCTTTCTTTGCAGAGCAATTACCTAACCTAGCAGGTTCTTGGGGTGGTGGTTTATTAGCCCGTGGTGCAACTAAAGCATTGATGGCAGAAGCTACTGGCTCTGCGTTGGGTAAAGCTGGTGTTCGTGGTTCAGTAGGTACAGGTGCTGTAATGCAAGGTGCCGACATTGGTTCTGAAACATACGAAGCTGTATATAAAGATCTTAAAAAACAAGGTATGGATGACGAGCAAGCTAATGGTATTGCTCTATCCAAAGGACGTGTAGCTGGTATTGAAGCTGCTATGTTATCTCTTGCTGCTACTAGACTCCCCGGTGGTACTACTATTGAGAAGGCGATGGCGGGTAAAGGTTTGCCTACTACTGGCGGTGTTGCTAGAGGTTTGTTTGGAGAAGCGGTATCTGAAGGGTTTGAAGAAGGTGCTGGTAAGTTTGCGTCTAACGTAGGCGTACAAGAAGTTAGCCCTGAGACTAGCCTTACTAAAGGTGTTGGCGGTGCAGCGGGTATGGGGGCATTGGGTGGTGGTCTATTTGGCGGAGCTGCTGGGTATACTGAGTCTAGAGCGCAAGCTGCTGATGACCAACGCAAGCAACAATTTGAAGCACAAAAACAAGCAGCACAAGACCTTATTGACCAAGTAGCTGCAGCTGAAGACCAAGCACGTCGTGATGCGTTTGAGGCAGAGCAAGAGAAGATTAGAATCCGTGCACTGCAAGAAGAAGCCCCTGAAAGATTTAACCAATCCGAAGCGTTTGCAGAACTACAAGCTAAAGTAGATAAAGCTATTGCCTCTAGAGATAGAGCCGACCAAGCAAAAGAAGCATACAAACAATCTGCGTTCCATGAAGCACAGCCTGACTTACTAGGCGATGTAATGGCGCAAAGAGAACAGCAAGTTGAAGAACCAATACAGCCTAAAACAATAGCACAAGCTGGTCAAATGGAATTAGGGTTTACTGATGAGTCAGGTCAAATGAACCTGCCCGGTATGCCTACACCTGTAGCACCCCCAGTACAACAGGAAGCACCTGTTGCTCGCCCTGTGACCGAAGCCGACTTTTCGGTAATGAAGATTAATAAAACAAACAAGAAGTTGCGTGAACAGTTGTTAGGTAAAGACTTAAATGACCCAGCACAAGTACAAGAAGTAAGAGATACTTTAGAGTCTTGGGTACAACAAGGTCGTGGAGAGTCTATTAACAAAGGTGTTGGTCAATTTTTAGATTCAATTCCAAAACCACTAGAAGCACAAGAACAAGGTAAACTTGGTCTACGTCGTCCATACGGTAGTTTAAAGAAAGCCCAAGCGGAGCCTATAAAAAATGCACAAGCAGCCACTGAAAAGCAAATTACTGGGGGGTCTGTTACACCTATCAGCGGACCAAGTGAGTCAAGCGTTCGAGTGCCTAGCGAGCGACTTGGAACCACCACCGGATCTAAACAATCTAAACGACGAGGAATGGTTCCTGTTGGGGATACTATTGGACAACCTATTGGAGGAGCGGCATCAGTCGCAAGTACATTAAAACCAGCTACTGTTGTTAATACTGCACAGAATGTTAGGTTTGGAGACAGTGGCACTAAAGGAGCTTTACTTACTTTAGATAACGGTAAAACTGTAGAAATTACGCAATATGGTCCTAATGAATGGATTGGACCTAAAGGTGAAGACTTAGGTACTACTTTAGAAGAAGCCGCCGCTACCGTAATAAGCAGGGAAACTACAGACCCAGTACCGGCAATGGACGAAAACCGCCGTGTAGAGTTGTTAAAAGCGTTAGAAGAAAAAGCTACACAACGCAAAGGACGTGAAGAGCGTCGAAAAAATAAAGTTATTGACTTAGCGGACGAAATAAAAGCTAGGGCTGAGGAAGAAGAAAATCGTCTTGATGACGAAGACGACATCCGTGAAGCGGCGGAAGAAAAAACACCTACACCAAGAGTACGTCCAACTAAAAAAGCTAAGCCACCAGCAAGCCCATTTGCAGGGTTAGTAGAAGCTGTTGCACCGAAATCAAAAGCAAAACTTGAAGAAGCTCCAGTTAAAACTACTGAAAAGAAAAGTGCTTGGGACTTGGCAATGGAAGAAGGCAAACGCCAATCTGATGCGTTTACTCGCCAACTTAAAGAAGAAAAAGAAAACCCTAAAGTTAAACGTCTTATTGCGGGAGCGACAAGTGAAGCTCTTATCAGCGCAGCAAAGCGTGGGGATCTAGCCGGTGCATTGAATGCAATTGCAAAAGACACGACTGATACCTTCAACATCTTAGAAAAACTGGTCTCTAATCGCCTTCTAGCAAATAAAGGTAGTCTACCTAAGATTGAGGTTGTTCCAGCTGGAACTATTAAAGACGGCTCCGCCCAATACAATCCGTTTACAGATACCGTTCAAATTAATGACGGCGAAATTGATTCGCATACTGTGTTACATGAAACAACACATGGTTTCCTTCATGCACTTATTAAGAAGTTTGAACTAGAAGGTGCTAAGAACAAAGGTATTTCTGACCTTAAAGACCTATACGAGTTTATTAAACGTACAGAACCCGGGCTAGCAGAAGAGTATGGTATGGAAAGCCTTACTGAGTTTGCATCTGAACTCATGTCTAACCGTCAGTTTCAACAAACCCTAGCACAGATTCCTTACCGTGTAGAGAACCAAAGTTTGTTTACTGCGTTTGTCCGTGCTGTGTTGACTGCATTAGGACTATCCCCTACTCAGAAGTTAAGCGCTTTGGCTGCTGGTTTAATGCTAGCTGACCGCAGTATGGCTACAGGTCGTAAGGTTCAAGAAGATGTAATAACAGGCAAAGAAACAATGCCTACGGTTAATGTTAAACGTGATGAACTTGCGGCTAACTTAAAGGCTACGGGTGTAGAGCGCCGTGCTAAGCCTACGATAGAAACAGGACCTTTCCAATCATTTAAAAACTCTACTAAGAGTTCAGCTGCCGCAAAACAAGGTCTTTCTAGGTTCTTAAACACCGCAGAAACAATGCTATTCTCCGCAGATGCTGCGTTGAACAATGCTATCCGTAAAGGATTAGAGGCTGGTGGTAAGTCTTGGGAAACCATCAGAGAGATGATGTATGAAGTTAGTACCGCTCAAGCTACTCATGCAGATGCCCTTGGTATGCAGTTTCTACAGCATGGTGGACTAGAGTACGACGCTAAATCTTACAAGTGGAAAGCCGTAGATAAAGCAGATAGTTGGTCTAAACTAATCCAAGATAAGCTTTCTAGTATCGCAGATAAGTATGAAATATCTTTTAAAGAAGCAGAAGCCTACGCACAACAAGCTTTTGTATCCGATCGTTTAAAAGGTCTTTCACAGGCTAAGCGTTCTGTTTATAGCCACATGACTCAAGCAGAAATTGATGCAGGCCTTAAGTTCTTTACGATGATTCCTGAGCTAAGAGATCTACAAAAAAGCTGGAACGAAGTACGTAAAAATGCTATGGAAGTGGCAATTCAAGGCGGCCTATACAACAAAGAACAAGCCGAAGAATTACTAGATTACATGGACTATGTGCCGTTTTACCGTGAAGACCAATTAGCGGGTGGTGCAGGTCCGAAAGAGTATGGTCGTGGCTTAATTGATTTTGCTAAAGGCTACAAGATTGAGGGTAGTGAGCAAGAAGTTGCAAACATCTTTGATAATATGGAGCGCTGGACTAGCTATACTATATCCCGCGCTGTTAAGAACCGTAGTGCCTTAAATCTATACAACACAGCTAAGCAGTTATTCCCTGATGAAGTTACCGATTTACGTCAAGATGCCCGTGTTAAACGTGAACAAAACACTATTGATATATGGGAAAACGGTATTAAGAAGAAGGTAGAATTTAAAGACCCATTGTTTGTGCACGCATTTACAGGTATCGAATCTGCCGCTATTCCTCATTTTGGTATTGCCTCTTCTATCGCAAACTTCTTACGTAAGAACATTGTGTTAATGCCTTTGTTCTCTATTAGCCAGTTGTCCCAAGATTCATTTGGTGCAATGCTTACTTCGGGATTAAAGCATCCTTGGTTATTACCTTTGGAAGTTGCTAAAGAGTTTACTAAGACTTTACGGGGTAGAAGTGAAACTGCTACCGAGTTGACCAAGTATGGTGCAGTGGGCGTTCGAGATTACTCAGCTACATTTGTTCGTGATACTGCTGAGATTATGGCTGGTTTAAAGTCTGAAAGTAAGACTGGTAAGATTAGTAATGCCCTTGAGAAGTTTGCAATGGCTTCTGACAATGCGGTGCGTCAAGCTATCTATAACCTGACCATGAAAGAAACAGGCGACAAGGCTCTAGCAGTTGAACGGGCATTTGAGATTATTAACTTTAAACGTGCGGGTGCATCAGGCAAGATTCAGATGATGCGTCAGGTAGTACCGTTCTTTGGTGCGTATTTACAGGCCCAAAACGTAGTCTATAAAGTTATATCAGGTAAAGGTATTGCACCCCAGCAACGCAAAGAAGCGTTTAAAGTATTAACTAGCAACGCATTAAAGATCGGCGCTTTAGCCTTTATGTATGCCGCTATTGCAAGTGATGACGAAGACTATCAGAAGATGGATCCTCAAATTCGTGACCGCCACCTGTTAATTCCTGGCACTAGCTTTATGTTGCCGTTGCGTAGTGACTTGACTTTACTGCCTAAACTTATTGCTGAGTATACCTATTTGGGTATGACCGACAACGCATTTACTGATGGTAAAAAGATTCGCCGTGCTATGAGCGATGCGTTAGCTAACGCAGTAATGAGTCCTACTGCTGTACCACAAGCCGTTAAACCGATACTGGAAGTTGCAACAAACCATAACTTCTTTACAGGACGTTCTATTGTAGGTCAGGGTATTGCAAACAAGATTACCGAAGAGCAATATACCAATAGTACTTCTGAGTTGGCTAAGTTAATTGGTAAAACAGGTTTGATTGCCCCAGTAAATGTAGACCATCTGATTAAAGGTTACATGGGTACTACTGGCGGATTGGCATTGCAAGCTACTAGCGCTATCATTAACGCTGGGGAAGATAAGCCAAAACCTGAAAAGAGTTGGCAAGACGCAATTGCTACTACCCCCGGCCTAAGTGCGTTTGTTGCACGGGAATATGGTAATGCCGATAAGAACGATTTTTATGAGTTGCGTGAGGAAGTGGACAAGATTAACACCACATTAAACGCTATGCAGAAGCAAGGTCGTAAAGAAGAATACAAAGAATTGTTTGCCGAAAACAAAGACCTAATGAAGGTTAAGTCTCAAGTAAACAATATCGGTAGGCAGTTGACCAAGTTACGTGAGTATGAGAACCATATCTATGACTTGCCTGAAGCTAGAATGGATGCCGAGAAAAAAGGCAGAGAGATTCAGCGTATCCGTGAGCAAGAGAAAAAGCTACTTAAAAACGTGCACAAACTACGGGTAATGGCTGGTTACTAAAAAATACCCCGCCGAAGCGGGGTTAAATCCTCAATGTGGGTCGAGGAGAAGAATGGGGTAACTATATCACTTAACTCGCCATAAGCGCAAGCCATACTTCCCATCTTCTACCACTTGTTTGCATTTAACCTCAATACCTAGCCGCTCTGCCTCCTTTAGTAACTCCTTTTCATGGGCTTTGCGGTCTAGGCACGGTATGAAAATCGACTGTTTAGGTTCAAGTCGCTTCCACGGGATCAAGAATATCTGATTCAGAATCTTTAGCATTTAGTAAAACTTCTTCACGGAAGAACTCCAGTTTAGTTACATCGAATACCAAGGCTGGTGCATTTAGATTGGTATCCACAATAGTACCTGAAGTCATACGCTTGCGTTTCTGACCTAAATAAGCCCCACTCTTCTTGTGCATAGCTAATGACTCGTCAAAGTTTAACTGCGCTTTGTTGCACTCTGAACGGTATTCCTTGGCTACCACATACAAAAGCTTTGTATCAGGCTCATAACGTGCAGTCAATGAACCCCGTGGCTCTCTAATCGGACCTGTCTCCAAGCCTGTCTTATGGTCGTGCTTGCCGTTAATAACCAATACCTCATGGAACTTACGCTGGATAAACCCACTAAGGAAGTCGCTATTCTCAGCCACCATCTGTGTGTTCTGCGTTCTAGACTCTTTAATATGCTTAATGATGTACGCCATTACGGGTCTATGGTCAATGTTGTGTAGCCCTAGGTTCTTAGCAATAATCCCACCTGCAATAGCGATAGCCGCCATAGCTGACCAATAACGTTCTTGAGATTTAATATCTGCCGCCGCTTCAATCTTGGTTTGGATAGTCCCTAGGAACGCAATTACTTCAGGCAGATTACCAACCACGTACTGCATGAATGGGAAAATAGCGTGCCCGTAGTTAGTGTGCAGTCTTCCAAAGTGTTGTCTTGCCCATACTGGATCGTCGTTAGCGTCATTAAAGATATGCAACTCCATCATACGCATCAGTTCGCCTTCAGGAAAAGCCTTGATAGAAAGCAAGTCATCACGTAGTGAGCGGTTAGTAGAGGTAATTAACCCTGTTGCCCACTTAGTATGGTTAAGACGCTCAGCATTGTTTTGAGACTGCATACGGTTCTTAGCACGTCCTTCGGTAATGTCATAAGCTAAGTTAGACTTCTGCATTGGATCCATATTGGTCATCTCATCAAACAAGATAGGGATGTTTTGGAATGTACCGATACGTTGTAGCTTCTGATTGTATGTGTCCTTAACCCGCATAAAGCTATCTTCAGGGTGCCCATAGATACTACCAATGGTGTGCAATACAGTCGTCTTACCAGACCCAGACCCTTGAGATTTAAGACTAAGTAAGTAGCCCTTGAGGTTAGTAAACTTCAATAGTGTGTTGCCAAAGCCCATAAAGAAAGCAAAAGCCTTAGCCTCCATATCTTCTCTAGCATACGCATTGATGACGTCTTTCCAAACATGGAAGTCACCTTTCTCTCTGAACATAGGTACGAGTTCAATGGTCGTAGCGGTAGGAGGGCTGTATTTAATCTCAGTAGCGGTAATCTCCTTATCCCCAAGAATAAATGCTGAGTCGTCAGGCAACCAACCAAACTGTTTACGTGCCAATTCTGCTTCTGTGCTTGCTTGCAATTCTTCTACCCACCGTGTTATATAAGCCATAAGTATGTCCTGTTTCTTACCTAATACTGCCAAGCCCTGCTTAGCGATTGCATCTCTAAATCTATCTTTAGCCAGCACATCTGTCAAAGGCATGATGAATTCTTTAACGCCGTCCTTTGGTAAATGCAAACGCATTAAAAGACTTTCCCCCCTATCAGGGTCGTTCATACGCTTGACTACATAAAAGTCGTATGGGTAAATCATCATTACTTCTTCTACGCCTTCTTCGTCCTTCATCTTGGTGTAGATACCACCAGCCGCTCCCCGTGTATATGGGAATGGGTATTTAGGAATCTGATAGATTGTTGGCGCTTCACCTTCTTCTACTGCTGGAACTTCTACTGTGTTGTCTTCTTCGGTAGCCTCGTTAAACTCCTTACCTAATTGAATAGGGGAAGTAAATGTATGAGGGCATCCTTGACAAGCACTTGGGTTTAGTTTCTTAAATGTAGCGCAGGTGTAAGGACCTTTTGTTTCATTAGCCTTACGTTCTGTTTCACTAGCTGAATAACTAGGGTGGCGCTTAGACAGGCTATGGATGGCTTTATCCCTATCCACACACGCTTGGGCAATACTTAGCCCTCCTCTCCAAAGAGGCTCATCTATTGTCGCTTGGTTTTCGTAAATATGTAAGAGTTGTGGGCAACCTGTACCCTCGGCGCTCTTAATCATAATCGTCTTGAATCGTGAGATGTTGTTACCCATTAACGCTAGGGTCATTGCATCCATTTGACGGGGTACGAACGGCTGACCTGTCATGCCAGCAAAAATATCCTCACCACCAACACAAGTCTGTATAACATCTTTTATAGCTGATATAGCAACCAGGGGGCTTGTAAGTAATACCTCTACTGGGACTGGGTTTTGTGGATCTTTAAAATTAAGGGTGTTTGGAATACGCAGTATGCGTGCAGTATCCGCAGTAACCGATGGGTCTGCCTCGAACTTGTGCATGGCACAGAGCATTTTAAATTGCTCGGCTAGGGGTTTCCATTCAGCGCTAGGCAAAGCCTCGCTAAGCACCCAATACGCATGGATACCGTTGCCTGAATTGACCACAGTAGGCTTAGGTAGCTTTGTAGCTTTAAGGAACGCTTTAAGGGCGCTCATACCCTCAGCTTGGTCGGCATAGGGTTTACCCATACCACAATCAATATCAATAAAGAAAGACTTTAAAGCCTGTGCATTCTTGGCAGTTCTGCCTTCTTTTGGGTCAGTAAACGAAGCTAAAGCAAAGTAGGCATTGTATTGTTCTTCTACTAATTTCTGTGCTAGAGCGTTTACTTCCTCGATACTTCCCACAAACTTTTGTCTTGGGCTTCCATCTATTTTTAGTCCTACCACACAGTACGACCCACTGTCGGGAAGTATTGCAGATAAGAATTCATTTGTATTTAACATAGCCGCCTTTAGCCGTCATTATAAAAAGGGATGGGCAGGGATAGACGGCGGTATATCCTTTTCGGTAGCTAACCTAGCCCCCCACACAACTATTTCAATTTATCAACAAGTTTTTTCATCTTGTCCCAATGTTTCTCAGGGACATTAGTTTTACCACGAAACCAAGAGTAGACCGTCATGCGGGATACAGTAAAGAAATCAGACACATCAGTTACAGGAATATCCCGTTTGGTGCATACGATTCCCAGCTGTACCCCTATCTTGGATTTGTCCGAAGCATTTACCTCATTGATAAAGCTACTCGCATATCCTTTGGACATGATTACTCCTCTTCATCCCAGTCAGAAAGAATCTTGCTTAAGTCCTTCTTAGCGGCTGGCTCTTCTTTCTTAGTAGTACGTTTAGTAGGTTCGGATTCAACACCCTCTACTTCAACGGCAACAGACTTAACTTCAACCTTAGCTGGAGCATCTAACTTAGGTGCGTCTTTATCTACTTTAGCTACTGTCATGGTAATTGCTTTGATTGCCTCAGTGCTCTTACCTTGGTCGATTGCTTTCTCAATCTCGTTAGCTTCTAAGAAACGTACGGGTTTGAAAGTAATCTTAGGTGTAGAGCTTGCAGTATCAAAACGCATCTCAGTTACAACTGCAGTAATAGGAACACCTTTAGCACCGATCATCTTAGCGTACATCTGCAAAGGCCACTTACCAGCTTCACCCTCACCGAAGATTGATGTAGAAGGAAGTACCAATTGGAATACATCGCCACCAATATCGTTATCCAAAACTACTGCAATACGTTGGCTGAATCGGCAAGCACGACCATCACCCTGACCTGAACCTTTAATGTTCTGTGGGCAGTTAGCGCACCCAGTAGCTTGTGGGGATTCAACAGACTTATCAGGATAGTCGCCGTTAGCAGACCAGCAATCAGGAGGTGCAGATACACCCTTCTTATAAGTACCAGCGTAGTACGTACGAGCAACCTTTGAGGAAGCCGCTACGATAACCACATTAAGATTACGCTCTTCTTTCTGTGCAATCTCTTTACCATTTACGAGCAAGCGCCATACGCCACCCTCAATAGAGATACGTTTACTACCGCTACCACCGCTACCCATAAGGGCTTTAGTAGTATCGTCCAACTCCAACGCTTGTAAATGCGCTGGTAAATTCATGTCCAACATTGCGAGTTCTTTACTCATCATCTTCTCCTGTTATTTACGACGTACTGTTACTGTGTAAGACGCATCCGCTTGAAGCCCCGGCGGGTGCAAATCGGGGTTTTCCTCTAAGAATGTTTCCACATTCGCATTAGAAATTCTTTGATGTAAAAAGTGCATAGCATCGTGTTCTTTAATGAACGCATAAAAAGATTCCCAGTCACTTGTCCAATATCTTTTACTTAATCTACGGCTTACAGTTCCATACTGGGTCTTTAATCCATCGGCTCCTGTGTCCTTGCAAATGCTAAGTAGTTCGGTTTGTATAACTTCCATTTGCTCTTCTAGTTCTCTATCTTGCTTAGATAGTTCTGCACGTTTATCTCTAATCTTTATGTAAGCCTTGACTAGCTTATCTGCGGTTATATCACTCATCTCTTCTCCTTCGTTATATCTATAATGTAATGCCAAACCTTTACAATGTCAAGAGTCATCTTCAATTATATTTTTATAAAGGTCAATCATTTTTGTATGTATATCTACCTTCCCTTGTAACATCTTGTACATTTTCTTTTCTACTGGGGACCCTTGTAAGTGCACTACTGTGCAAGGGTTGTGTTGCCCTGCTCTATGTACCCTAGCGTTAGCTTGCAGATAAGTTTCAACTGAAGTAATAGGGGAAAACCATACCACTACATTAGCCGCAGTTAGTGTTACTCCATGTGCCGCAGATTGTGGTTGGATTACAAGGACTTGTGGGTTTTTGTCGCCTTGAAAACGAGCAAAGATGTCTGTGCGATTACCTGCTGAGACTGCACCATTTATAATTTCCGCAGTATATCCTGACCTTTTCAATTCTTCCGTAACAATCTCAATAGCGTGTCGATAGGGCACAAATATTAACACCTTATGACTAGCCTCGTCAATCACTTCCTTTAACGCATTGATTCTATTAGAGGCATCGAACTCAACGACCTCTCCACTATCCGAATAGACTGCACCACATGAAAGCTGGAGTAATTTATTCAAGTTTGCGGCGGCGTTGACTGTTGTAATTTCTTCCCCTGCGGCTACCACTAACATATCTTTTCTGATAGCTTCGTAATACTTTTCTTGTTGTGCAGTTAAGGGTATATCCCTAGTTGTGTATGTCATGTCAGGTAGATCAAGGCACTCTTCTTTTGTGAAGCGTATTGCAGGTTGCAATACTGTGTGAACTGTCTGCTCTGAATTAGGTTTTGGAACCCACTTAAACTGGGTCAGCTTAAACATCACCATGTCTCGGAAAGAACCATAGAATCTTGGAACCCCTTGTGGGTTAATCAATCGTGCTAAGCCATACGCATCTGTTGGGGACTGTGAGGCTGGTGTGCCTGTTAACATCCATAGCCAAGTCTTAGGTCTGATAATTGAGTTAAGAGTTTTCCAACGTGTTGTGGATACGGTCTTGTAAGCATTGGCTTCGTCAATAACTACTAGGTCAAAGTCCTGTTCAAACACCGCATCTCTGATAATGCCTAGCCCATCAAAGTTACAGATAACAAATTCAGCATCGCTTTGTACGGCTTTGATACGTTTCTCTCTTGAGTAGCTATGAGCGATTGCCGTTGTCCTGTGCATAGCAAACCTGAACAAGTCGTTCTGCCAAGCCGATTGCATGATGGATAGTGGGCATAGAACCAGCACCCGTTTAATAACCCCAATGTTCATTAAGTAGTCAGCCGCCCATATAACTGAGCCTGTTTTACCTGTGCCTTGTTCGTTAAAACAAAAGGCTCGGCGGTGCAGAGTCAGAAACTCAGCAGTTGTACGTTGGTGTGCAAACGGTTTATACAGGCCAGGCCAGTTATAATGTGCACGGATTGGCGATGGTACATCTTTGTATCGTAGGTTCTTTAATACTTGAGCTTCATCTAGCCCCCACTTAACTAGCACCTCACCTGTATCTAATACTTTGCTTCTTGGTATTACTGTGGTAATGCGATTTGGGTCACGTACTTTAAGTAGCAACGCCTTATTTTCTATGATTTGCAATCTCTTCTCCAATAGGAATACGACCAAAACACACGTTTTGATTAAAACGACCCCTTACGGAGGTCAATCGGTTAAGTCACTATCTCGGAGGGAAGATGCCCCGTGAAGGGAAAACATCTAACTAATAGCCTTAACTGATACGGTTATATGGGAAATGAAGTCAACCCGTTAGTAGCACTCGTATCTAACTTCCTAACTATGCAACAAAATTATTTCTTCTTACGTTCTTTGGTACTTACTTCTCTTACTAAGTTACCTTTTGAATCTCGTTTAAAGCTACGGTTCTTAGATGCAGATTGTATTACTACACCGTCTTTATTGCTACCACCTTTGTCTAACGCTTTTACGTGGGCTACATCTTTACCTGCACGTTTAGGTGACTTCTTTAATACTGTACCTGTATCACGTTTATCAATAGCACGTCTTGCACGTTGACGCTCCATTCGGCGCTCATGTTCCCCACGCTTCTTTTCCATGTCATATTCATGGTCGTAGGGTCTAGGTGTTTTAGTGTATGGCATATCAATGGTTCTTTCCGTTGTGTTCACAGTCGGTTATAGAACACCATGCACGGCACGAGAAGTTAGGCTTCTTATTCCAAACATCATTTTGGATTGCCGCTTCTAAACGTTGGGTATCTTCTAACCATTTAGTCCAGTAAACCCCCTCATTATCGGCTTCATAGTTGTCTTTGACAAGGTCGTTGGATACTACAAATAATAACCCACCTTTGACCTTTTTGACGTTAGGAAAGTGCTTAAATAACGCACAGGAAAGCAGTTCTAACTGTTTAGTATCCGCATACTTAGCGGATTTACCTGTTTTATAATCAATGACATACGCCTTATCGCCGTTGAGAATAATCAAGTCTGCAACACCCCTCCACCATACATCCTTATCAAAGAACCCACATGGCTCTAAGTTGCTGGTAAGCCCCATCTTATATTCACAAAGCTTCTCGCCTTTAATAAGATTTAGCTTATCCAAGTGTTCTTTAATAAAGATATATTTTTCAGGGATTGGTGTGCCCTTACCGATGTAATCCTCAGCCGCTTTATGCACTTCTAAGCCGTAATTCAAATGCTCTGCTGGGGGTTCGACAATGTCCTTTACCACCCGAAGGCGGTAATATTTATGTGGGCATTGCTTAAACAGGTTTATTGATGAGTACGACCAAGTGTATTTAACTGTCATGCTTTTGGTAACTGTCCGTTAAAGATGTAAGAACCACAATGCGCTAACTGTGCCCAAGGTGCCGCCCAAACTGTAAAGCCTTGGTCTCTAGCAATCTTGCAGAAATGGTAGTCTTCTGATAATAAACGATTACCTGATGTAGCGTCAATGCTTGTGGCAAAGAATTCGTTAATTACTTTTGGCTTACGTTCTGTATCTATCGCTAAGAACATATCGTTGTTGTAGGTTGGAACCTTGCCAATTAACCCTTCAAATACCTTACGTTGGATCAGCATAAATCCTGTACCGCCATTAGCAATCTGAATAGGAGAATTAACATCGCCTTGTGCAGATGCGGCATCGTCTACTAGGTTTACCACAAACGCACCTGTGTGGTTTTTAAGATCTTGTGGAGGTACTCCATCTTTTACGGCTTTAGTTACTTGAACCCAATCAATTTCTTTCTTAGGGTAGATACCACAGATAATGTCTTTGTTAGCGTTAATCATACGCAAGATGTCGTTTGAGTTAAACCCAATGTCGGCATCAATAAACATCATGTGGGTACAGTCAGTAGCTAGAAAGTCGTTTGCCAAGCTGTTACGAGCACGGGTAATTAAAGACTCGTTCATCATGTAGCTGTATTGGAATGGGACTCTAGCTTGGGTAAACACACTTACCATTTGAATCATGCCTAGGGTATAAGACCCATGACACATACCACCATACATTGGTGTAGCTACAAGTATTTGAGGGGTTAAGGATACTTCTTTAGTCATAGTTCGCTCCAAGGAAAGTTGAGACTGTATTGTTTTCTAATTACTTCGTTGCCTTCTCTATACCAATCTTCTTGGTTAGGTCTTGTCATACGGTAGTTAACTGTATATTTACCAGTACCAGCAAAGTTAGGGTATCGGTTGCTTGCTTCTTTAAATAAGTTTTTATCCCCATCGTAGGTATGCACTAGATCGAACAGGGTATGAGCAATCTGACTAATCACACAGTTCTTAAATAGGTAGCAGTTCATGTCTACAAACTTGTGCCCATGCTTCCAGCTAGGATACTCGCCTAAACTATCGCAGTCGTCATTGAATAAAAAGTTACCATCAACATCTACAATCTTGCGTAGTGAGTAGCACCAGTCTAAGTTCTTCTCTTCTAATAACTTAACCATAGATGGTATGTGGTCAGGCTCAAACCAATTATCTTCATCTAAGAACATAATGTAGTCTGCATTTGTAAGCAGGGGTATTGCCGCATTGATACGATACCCATTAAAGAACCCCGTGTAAGGCAAGCCATTAAAACTCTTAAGCGGAGTGCCAGTATTCTCAGGAAGAATAATTAGTCGTGGGTTGTACCGATGTGCTTCTATCCTACTGATAACAGGTTGAGCATAGGGAATACCATCTACTACAAACCAATGCTCGGCTTGCATACCAACACTATGAATAGCGTCAGTTAAGTAGTGTGTCCCTATGGTCGGTGTTATGACTGCAATACGGGTCATTTCTTTTGAACCGCCAGTTGGTAGTTGTTTAGGATAATGTCGTACTTACCTTCAAACCCACTAAGAAAAGCATCAATCCCCACCTTAGTCGGCTCGTGTGGGTACTTATAGTCGTCAAACAACATAACCCCACCTTGTCTTAATAACCCCCATGCCATGCAAGCATCAGTAAGAGCAACGTCAGGAGCGTGGCTACCATCTACATATATAAAGTCGTAGCAAGGGGTGCTAATTGTATCCTGAATAAGCCAAGATAACGCATCATAGGAAGTAGATTTAATCAGGTCAATAAACTGAGTACCCCGTCGTGCTTCTTGTGTATTGGCATGGAACCGTTCTTCTACCGCTTTGAAGTCAATACCACCATGCTCAACACCGCCACTAAATGGGTCTATACAAGTAAACTCTCCATCGGTATCTAAACCATTTTGTAATAACCAGCAAGTAGAGCGCCCTTCAAAACTACCTATCTCCAAGAATAAGTCTCGCTTGTTTAAAGCTGACATACAAGTTTCAAAGTTAGGAATGTTATGACTGAACCAATCTTCTGTGAAGTTCATTTCTTTTTAGCCTTTGCTTTAGGTGGGTTGACTAGCTGACTAAGTACCTCTGCCCTTTTTGCCTTAACCTCATCGCTTGCATACTGATTTAACTCGTACACTTGGCAGTAAGTATCCATCAGCCTCTCGCAGTGCAAGTCTAGTAGGCATGAGATTGCGGATAAGTGATTCCATACCTCATCTTCGGTCATTACTTTAGGATGGTCTACGTATCTCCACATGAGTGTATCAACAACATCTTTAACACCCCATACCGCACTAATACCATCTTCAATCTTTTGATAGTTATTTGGCTTCATGCTTAGATCTAGTAAAAGTAGCGTATTCGTTGGACTTAACTGCTGGCTTTGCAGGTTCATCGTAAAACTTACGACGGCGAATCATTGCATGAATAGGTAAGAATTCAGGACCAGCTAAGGTAAGTGATGCGTTGGTTACAAACGCTAATGGGTTCTCCATATGCAGTTCATATAGCACCTTGTCAATTCGGTCTGCAATTGCTTGGCTTTCTGCCAATGTTTGTTTAGCACGGTCATCAGGTGTTAATCTAGTCGCCACGTTCATCAAACGGTTGCGTTGGTCGTCTGTTAATGTAATCATATTTTTAGTACCCTCTTCTTTTGATAAGTGAAAAAATCTTCCATCGTATAGCCACGTTTTGATAACTCGTTTCGTAGCTTACGTAATGCTCGCTTCTCGATGTCTGCAACTGCCGCCCTTGTCGTACCCAAGGCATCTGCTACCTCCTGTTGGGTCATGTCGGCTTGCATCGGTCTATCCCTTTTTGACATCCTTTGAATCTTTCGCAATCTGCATTAGTAATCGGACTTCAGCAAACGTATTTAATGCGTGTTCGTGTGCTTTCTCGAAGTCCCTTTTTATAACAGCTTCTTCATATAATTTCAAGTTCTTTCTTGCTTCTAATAAGAATTCTGCGTAGTCCATTGTTTAACACTCTCCATAAGATTTACCAATACCTGATTCGCAGTTAAGTGGTAAAGTTTGTGCCCATTTAGGTCTCCACTTCATACACTCTTCTACATACGTTTGTGCTTCTTTCGCCTCTGCCTCGGGTGCTATGCAAGCTACTGCATCATGTACGGTCAAGACTACTTTATAGCGTTGGGATATTTTAACCATTTGTTCTGCTATCACGCAACGTGCAATTGCTTGGCATAGATTCTCCACTACCTTCCCACCATATAACTTAACTGCACCACGTCGAGTCTTGTATTCAAACTGCGCTCTACCTTCAGGGTCAGTTACTTGATGTAAGGTCTCATAGCGTTGCCATAACCCACTAGGTAATAGAAAGCCTTTCTTTACGTGATCGAATGACACGACTCCTTCCAAGCCGAATGGGGCAGGTCTATTGGTATGGATTGCTTCCAAACACCTACCGGCCTCTTGCCACAGTTTAGGGATTTGAGGATAAGTCTCCCGATACACCCTGATAATACGACTCGCCTCCCCCTCTTCAATGTCCACGCCAAACGTCTTGAGTTGGTCTTTGAATTTCTTAGCACCCATGCCGTACCCTGCACCGAGAATAGTCGTCTTGCCGACGAACCTTTCGTGCGCCGTGATTTCTGTAGCATCCTTTTGATAGATAGCCGAACCCATGATTTTGTAAACATCTTCACCCTTTTCAAATGCTTCTACTAAGTCGTTCTGTCCTGCCATCCATGCAACAATCCGAGCCTCAATCTGAGATGAGTCGCAGTCAATCATTACATAGTCTTCAGGGGGCACAATAGCTTTCTTTAGCTTGCCACCGTGTTGCCCACGACTAGGTAGGTTTTGTAAGTTAATCTTATCGTCTCCACCCCACCGCCCTGTATGAGCCGCATAGTAT